AATGGGGTATACGTCTTAGTAGAGGATGTCATTAGTGCTATCACTGTAGCTAGGCATTTTCCAGGAACTACTGGCTTTGCTATACTTGGTACTAGCTTGACACAAGAGCACATAGCGTGTATAGGTGACAATGCCACTTCAGTTGTTGTTGCACTAGACCCTGATGCAGTAAGTAAAACATTAGAGTTTAAACGTAACATAGAAATGTGGACAGGCGTAACTACTAAGGCTCTATCCTTAGAGGATGACTTAAAGTATGAAAGGGAGAAAGACTTAGCTAAACTAGAGAGGATGATAGCTAATGAGCAAGAGTGGCAAAAATATGCAGAACCCTATGGCTAGAGACTTGCGGCAACCTAAGTACAAGCAACAAGTCATACCTGACAAGAAGAAGCCAGTAAGTAAACGCAAAGATAAGCACAAAGGAGATAGGGATTGCAGTTAGAATTTGATCTTCCTCTACCTTTAGTTGCTACTATTAAAGAAGGGCTAGAATGTAACAAGTGCGGTATTTATCAACCCTTTGATAACTTCTCATTTATAACTTATGCATCTGGTGTAATAGAGTACAAAAGAGTTTGTAGAACTTGTAGAAGAAATCAATCAGACTTACTTAAAGAGTTAAAGAAGAAACACCCTTACCCTGCAGAAGACTATTGCTGCCCTATATGCGACAGAGATATAAAAGAGATAGGGCGTAAAGGACAGAAGAAGTTACAGAGTTGGGTGTTAGATCACTGCCACACTAAAGAAACCTTTAGAGGTTACGTATGTCACCACTGCAACACAGGACTAGGTAGTTTTAAAGATGATATTAATGTAATAAAGAATGCAGTACAATATTTGGAGAAAGCAAGATGAGTATGCGTGGAGAGATAGAGAACTATGAGTGGCAGATTAAAACTTATCGTGCCAAGATACAAACCTTAGAGAAACAGATAATTGATTACTCTAGGGATATAACTAGGGCTGCTGACAAGATACATAAAATACGTATGGCTGAGAGTCATGGAGAGATACATACTGCCACCAGCTTTGAAGATTACTAAGAGGAGACACACATGGAACTAGCACTAATACGAACTCTGATGGACAAAGAGTTCTACGACAACAACAGGGGTATCCGTACACCTGATAAGTTGTTCACTAAAGATGTACGTAAGATCAAGTCAACCTTAGACTACGCCATGAAGAACTACGAGAAGGACTTAACTGCAGCAGAGCTTGAGGCTTTGTTCTTTACTAGAGAAACACTAACAACAGCTAACAAGGAGTTCTACAAAGAGCTATTCGTTAAGATACGCAGAGAGCAACCTATGTCTGCTGAGATAGCTAAAGAAGTAATGTCTAAGCTGTTTCAGAAGGTAGTAGGTGAAGAGGTAGTAAACATAGGGTTTGACTACGTGAATGGTGAAGACCACACACTTGAGCCTCTGCGTAAGCTTATCAATGACTACCAAGATGACTTCATGCCTAACCTCAAAGTTGAGTGGGGTGATATAACTATAGATACATTACTGCAAGCTAGTAACGTACAAGCTAAATGGAAGTTTAACATATCATCACTCACACGTAAGGTTGAGGGCATCAGTGATGGACACTTAGTTATCGTAGGGGCTAGGCCTAACACAGGTAAGACAAGCTTTCACGCCTCACTGGTAGCCTCAGATGGTGGCTTTGCTCACCAAGGTGCTAAGTGCATTGTGCTGTGCAATGAAGAGTCCTATGATCGTGTAGGTGCTAGGTACTTGAGTGCTGCATCCAACATGTCTATGGAAGAAATCAGGGGTAACTACGCCTTGGCAGCTACACGGTACAAGCCAGTGTACGACAACATCAAGATCAAGGATAGCACAGGTAAAGATATGAATTGGGTTGAGGCTGTAGTGAAAGGGTACAAGCCTGACGTTCTAGTGCTTGACATGGGTGATAAGTTTGCCAGCAAAGGTAATGGTGACTCACACGTTTACTTGAAGGATGCAGCTATACATGCACGTAACATAGCTAAACAGTATGGCTGTGCAGTTATATGGATGAGCCAGCTATCAGCAGATGCAGAAGGTAAAGTATATGTTGATCAGTCTATGATGGAAGGCAGTAAGACAGGCAAGGCAGCAGAAGCTGACCTGATGGTGTTGATTTCTCGTAACAAGATAGTTGAAGGTGCAGATGAGCAAGACACACAAAGGCACTTAAANATAGCTAAGAACAAGCTAACNGGTGGATGGCATGGTGTTGTACACTGTGAACTAGATGGAGACAGAGCAAGGTATGGAGCATAAGTATGAAGAGAGTTTTAGACGTAGAGAACTCTATAACTCTGCGAGATGGAAAAATATACAACGATCCTTACGAGGCAGCAAATACACTTACTCAGGTGGGCGTTCTGTGTTTAGATACCACTGACAAACATATACTAAACTTTGATCACGACGAAGCTACAGATACAGATGGTAATAACTCTTGCAGACTGCAGCGACTACTAAACAGCACCACCTTGCTGATCTTACACAATGCTCAGTACGACTTGTGCTGGCTGTGGGCTAGTGGCTTTAAGTACAATGGAGATATATACGACACAATGCTGGCTGAATACGTACTACTACGTGGTCTAAAGGAACCACTAAGCCTAGAGCAATGTGCAATAAGAAGACAACTACACTACCAAAAAGATGATACACTTAAAACTATTACAAGAAAGGATACAATACAAATGAAATACCGTTGGATGAACTCAGCCATTATCTTGAGTATGACTTGCGCACTACTGGCGAGTTGTACCGTGCCACAGTTGCAGACTACGAAACCCCTGCTTCAGCCTCACTTAGAACCATTCGTGATGTCACATTCAGAACTTGCAAATCCCTCACCAGAATGTCAATGTCAGGAATCAGGGTGGATCAATCAGCCCTCTCACTCGTCGCTGATGAGTTTAGAAGAGAACAGTCAGGAATACAAGATCGTTTGTACAGGCAAGTGCGAACACTCATGGGAGCCACACCCATAAACCTTAACTCACCAGAACAGCTATCACAGCTTATCTTTAGCCGTAAGGTTACTAACAAGAAAGAATGGGCTGAGTTGTTTGAGTTTGCTAATGCAGCGTCAGACTTTAAAGATATAGTAGAGGCTAACAGTAAGTTTATATACAGAACTATAGCACTCAACTGCCAACAGTGTGACGGTAAAGGTAAGACTTACAAGACTAAGAAGGACGGTACTCCTTACAGCAAACCTAACAAGTGCTCCAACTGTAACGGCATGGGGTACATACTTAAAGATACAAAGCAGTTAGCTGGCCTACGGCTTAGAGCACCAAGTAAGAAGTGGGTTAGTGCTAACGGCTTCAGCACAGGAAAGGATAAACTAGATGCGCTTATTGCTACGGCTAAGAATAACTCAATGGATGATGCAGCTAAGTTTCTGGAGGATGTTAAGCGGCTTAACGCTATTAGTAGCTATCTCAGCAGCTTTGTGGATGGCATTTCCAAGCACACTAAACCAGACGGTTTCCTTCACGTCAACCTTACCCAAAGTGTCACCAGTACAGGTAGATTTTCTGGACGCAATCCCAACATGCAAAACATGCCCAGAGGGGGAACCTTCCCAGTAAAACGTGTGTTCATCTCTAGGTGGAATGGCGGTAAAATTTGCGAGGCTGACTTTGCACAACTTGAGTTCAGAACTGCTGCATTCTTAGCACAGGACACTGTAGCTATGCAGGAGATCAGTACAGGGTTTGACGTACACTCCTACACGGCAAAGGTTATCAGTGATGCAGGGCAACCTACATCTCGCCAGGATGCAAAAGCACATACATTCGCTCCTTTATTTGGGGCGACAGGGTATGGTAGGAGTAAGGCAGAAGCTGCATACTATGAGCACTTCACCAAGAAGTACAAGGGTGTGGCTGCGTGGCACAAGAAGCTAGGAGATGAAGCTGTGCGTATGTTGAAGATAACTAACGTCAGTGGCAGACAGTACGCCTTCCCTGATGTAGTACGCAGAGAGAGTGGTGGTGTAACGCACTTCACTATGATAAAGAACTACCCTGTGCAAGGCTTCGCTACTGGTGACGTTGTGCCTGTAGTTATAATTGAGATGGAAAGACTACTTGAGCCTCTGCTCTCGTGTCTAGTAAACTCAGTACATGACTCAGTTGTGATTGATGTACACCCACAAGAGATAGATCAGGTACTACAAATAATAAATGATCTTAACGGAAACCTTAACAACTTAATACAAAAGGAGTACGGAATAGAAATGAATGTACCACTACTATTAGAAGCTAAGATAGGTGATAATTGGCTTGACACAA